TAAATTTTCCTTTGGCAATGTGCATGCTAAATATTGTAATAATTTAATCATTTCTTTACTTATATAAAATCAACTGCTTTTAATTTCATAATATTTCTACAACTATTAACTACTGTTTCAGCATATTTATTTACCCACTCTTCACTACGCATAGTTCCACTTCTATTAGCTTCTGCTAAATAAGTTGAGTAATCTCTGAATAAATCTTCTGACCTACCTGCGATATCACCTGCTGCTCTGTATTGTCTATCTGAAAAATATGTTGCTCCATATTCTTTTTGATATCTTTTTATCACTTTTTTCATTGCTGGACTTTTAGCTTCAAGAACTGCTTTCAACATTTTTTGAAGATGTGTAGTTGCTTTGTTAACCATTGTTTTAATTTTTTTAGGGTCGTTTTTCATCTTTGCAACAGCTTTAGAATATCTTTCTTTCTGTTGTTTTGCGAACTCTTCAGCTGAAGTAAATTTAGTTGCTCCATATCTTGCAGCTTGTCTTAATTTTCCTTTCTCTATAGCTCCCATATATTCAGCATCTTTAGATAAATCTAAATGATACCACATTAAAGCAGGAATTTCTTGAATTGCTTTTAAACTTCTGTATCCGAATTCATCTAATCCTACCATTCGTTTTGAATAACTATCTACTTCACCTGCTGTTCCAAGTTCTGCTGAACGATAACCACTACCCATATATAATGCTTTTCCGTCTTTAAGAACTGCGATTAGTCTTCCTTTTGTGATACCAACATAAACTTTATCACTACTATAATAACCTTGTCTCTTTTTACTTGGTAAATATTCTATATTTTTACCAGCGACTGCAAAAGCAATTCCTTTTTTCTTTGGTGTTCTTAATCTTTCAATTTGATGGTCTTCAACTTTATCCCACTCAATACCATATTTTCTTGCTGAGGCTGAAAAGAAATCACGATTTATTCTACTTGATGCTAATTTTCTCAAAGTATCACTTTGGAAAACTTCTGTTAATAGAGAAGCTTTTACATCTCTGATTTCTTCACGAATTATTTGTCTTAATTGTTCTACTTGTATTTTCATTTCTTTACCTTAAGTTTTTTAGATTTCATTAGTTTAACACCAGATTTAATTGCATTTCTAAACTCTTTTTGATTAGTCTGAAACATATATAATACTCTACCCATTTCATATTCATCAATTAAATTGGCTAAAACTTTCTTTTGGATATTATTCATACCTCTTGACATTTCCCACCAATATTCATCCCAATAACTTCTTTCGTTAATAGAGGCTTCCATTATATCTTTATAATTAGACATTTATTTCTCCGTAATAATGTCGTGTATTAATTGTTCTGTTTTACACCAAATACCACAATCTGGTCTTTGTTCATATTGTTGACTTTTATCAACTGATTCATTTACAGGTGATAGGAACGCTCCGTGAGTTGACGGGTTTGATACAAAATCAAATGCGATTAACTCAAAGTCTGGTTGAACTTGTTGAGCTCCACTTTCACCGATAGATTCTACTGAACCTAAACCTCTTGAACTAATTCCTAATTTAATTCCTGATTTGAATAATTCTTTTAAAATATTTCCACTTGGTGTTCCCAACACTTCAACAGTACCTACCAAATCATCACCATTAAAATGCATTTCAGTTACATTATGTGATGTGTTTTGTAAATTTACTACTGAACTATCTGGGTGGTCTAATTCACCAAGTGCTCTTTTTTGATTGATGAAGTTTTCTGTATATTTTTTTGCTTCTCTCATCAATAAATCTTTTGGATATACTCTACCATTTTGATTTTGTGATTCCGCTCTTTGTAAAACACCTTTTACAACTAATTTTCCATCATTTGTTTTAATGGATTCATTAATTTGTTGAGCTGATATCTCAAATGGTAAATAATCTACTATTAATTGTCTCATTGTAATTTTCCTACTTTGTTTGCTAATTTTACTAATCTTTCTGAAATCTTTCCTAATGCTTTATGAGTTGTTTTCCAATAATCTGTTGTATCTACTTTTAACTCATTTTTTAATCTAACACTCATATCAATTGTTTTTGATAATCCGTTTAACGAATCTCTCACTTCTCTTATTGAACGACCAATTTTTTGTTTTGGTGTTAAAGATTCGTCATTTCTCCAATCGTGATAACGACCTTCACCTAACATTTGTTTATTTTGTATTTCTCTTGTAAGGGCAACGATTGATTTTTGAGCTTTTAAAATAGTTTCGTAATGTTTATTGTATTTTGTATTTGTCAATTCTTTGTCACCCATTTTAGCAATGTTCCAATATTGTTTTTGCATTTTATCAAAATCTCTTATGAATTTTTTTAATGCATTGACTTCTTTTTTAGTAGCTTCATTCATTTTAACAAATCCAGTTGAGTTTGTTGCTATTTCATCTTCTTTCTTTTTGTCTTGGGCTCTTTGTTTTTTAGATTGGAATGCATATGGTGTTTTTGGTGGCCCCTCACCTCCGTCTAAATTACCAGTCATTGAAGCTTCATCAATATTTTCTGACTTTCTCCAACCACCACCAGCGGCTTTGTATTGTTTTGCTGCCCAAGCATTAGCATAAGCACTTGGATAGACATCAAATTTCTTTTTAGCTTGTGATTTATAATAAGACCATTTTGAAGGATTGGTAGGTGTGTTTTTTTCTACAAATAAGTTAATTCTTTCTTCAAGTTCTTTTTCTTTACGAGTATTAAGATTGTCGTATTCTACTAACTCTTTTCTGATAGCTTGTCTTAACTTTTCTTTAAGTGTTTTTAACTTTTGTGACATCTTTCAATTCCTTTATAAGTTCATAATATCTCATTAAAGTAACAACTTGGTTATCTTTAACGACTGATTTAGTTGTAAAGTTTTTTGCTTGGTTAATAGCTTCAGTTAACTTTATTTTTACCACTTTATCATTTACTTTTTTGAGTAATGGTTTTAACTCGTTTACAACCTTTGTTATTTCTTCATTTATGAACTCCCCAAAAGAATTTGAATTAGATATATTATTGATATATTCTTTAAGAAGTGATTTTTGTGATTCTGATAAATTGGAATATTTTTTGTTGAATTTATCAACCAAAATTTCGTATGATAATAATTGAGTATCTCTTTCTTCTTTTCTCAATGTTTCTGAAATTTGACTTGGTTTTGCTGTTCTTGGTTTAGAAGTAATACCTTCTAAAATAGTAAATCTTGTTTCAACAACTTGTTTTGGATTAAAATCTATTTTTGTTGTTTCGGCTAAAAACAATTTATAGATAGATGCTAAAGTTTTATAATTTGATACTCTTGTATTAAAAAAGTCTTTAGCTGAAAAAGTTTCTGAAATTTCTTTAATTAGATTATATTTTTCTCTTTTTAAATCTTGATTACTAATTCTTTGTCTTGTTTTGACTACGGCTTCTAATAATTTCTCTGCTCGTCTTTCATCCTTATAAGAATTAGTTAAAAGTATATCGTAAAGTTCTTTTTCTTTACCTAATGCGGTATTTTCGTTGAAGTATTTCTTCAATAAACTAACCGACTTTGATTCTCTGCCATCTAAAATATCTGCGGTAACTTGTCTTGTTAAAATTTCAAATAGTAAACCTGTATTTTTTATTTTAGAATGTTTTATTTTTTGGGACATAAATTCCTTAACTCCGTTTGCAAACACCAATTTAATTATTGATATATTCTATCAATTATAAATATAAGGTTTGTAAATTATTTATCAATTTAATTATCACTAATAGACGAAGAAACTTCATTTTTATACTCTGTTTCTACATCTCCAGCTTCATTTAGTATTTTCTTGTCAACTTTAGACTTTAGTTTGTCTAAACCTAATGATTCTCTATACGCTTTACCGTATTTTGGACTGGAACTACTTGCTTTTTTCCTATCGTGTTTCCCTAATGGGTCACGACCTCTTGCACTTCCGTCTTTTCCGTAGTGTGGCATCTCTTTTGGTCTACCAGCACCTTCCCAACCGCCTTCAGGAGAACCACCTTCTGGTCCTAATTCAGTTCCAGTTCTACTTGCGAGTTCTTCTTCACTATCTTGTTGTTCTTGTTCTGCGGCTTGTTTAGGGTCATTACCCTCTGTCTTAATTGACTCATATCTAAATTCTGTTTTTTTGTCTTCTACAATCTGATTTTCAAAGTTTTTAATTTCTTCATCTGAAAATCCAAAAATTTGTTTATACGCCCAATCTTTAGATGTTACTGAATTTTCTGCAGTTAAATCATTGAACGCTGTAATTCGTTGTCCTAACAACTCTAATTTTTCTTGTTCATAGATTTTAGATGGATTTGTTAATTCTATATCAAAATCAACTAAATCTGCATCAGTATATCCTTGTGAGTATAAATGAACGATACCAATCTTGGTTAATTCACTAACCAATATTCTTTGTATTCTTTCAATAGTTCTTGCGAAACGAACATCTTCTGCAGCTAATGTAGCTTTAGATTCAGTTGCTTTTTCAGCATAACCATAGAAAGGCTGTGGTATCTTTAATGAAGCTAATAATTTGTTTCTTAAATATTCAATATCTTCTGTTGTTTGATATTCTAAACCAGCAAGATTTTCAATCTTTGTTCCACTATCTCCACCACGAACAGGTAAGAAGAAATCTTCTGTGATATTTTGAATATTATATTTTAAATTGTATTGTCCAGAGTTTTCATCTATAACAGGAGCTTTCTTCATCTGTCCTACTATCTTTTGCATATATTGGTCAACCTCTGCTGGTGGTATATTACCAATATCAATATTGAATATTCTCTTCTCTGGAGCTCTCATAATTCTATGGATTAACATTGCGTCTTCCATAAGTGATAATTGTTTCCATACTTTTCTACCACCCTCTAACATAGAACGGCCGTATGGTAAGAAGTTTGAATCGGAAATCATTCTAAAGTGAGCTATTTCATAATTTTCAAATTCGGTTTTAAAACCTTGATTTGTTTGTCTTATATCTCCACTTTCCAATACAAACTTTGTATAATAAGGATTTTCTGGGTCTTCTCCCTCTACTCTGTTTACATCATAACTTGATAAAGGTTCAACATTGGTAATACCAAACTTTTCACTAATATCTAATTTCAAAAAGAAATCACCATATTTACATAGATTTCTTGTCCACGGGTATAAATTAAACTCAATGTTTAAAATATCATAATATAAATTGTGTAAAATATCGTGTATTTGATTGTTATCAGAATTGATAGTAAGAATATCACCATATTCTGATTTTAATGTTGTTTCATCTGCATAAATGTCTAATGCGGATGCTACTAATGGGTCGGAATCCATTGCTTCATAGTCTCTAAATAATCCCAATCTCATTGTCTTCTGATACAATGATTGGTTATATCCACTCATTCCGTGTGGACTTTTATACAAACGGGAATACCTATCGACTAAATCTTTCCCTGCGATACTTTGAACTTGTTGTGTATCTGCTATCTTTAATTGTCTTCCACCAACATTTCTTACAATTACATTAGTTGAAAACAATCTTCTTAATCTACTGAATAAATCTCTATCAGCCATTTTTCACCTCTTACTTAATTAACCAAGTTAAATCTTCTTTTTCCCCTTTTACATCCATTTCCCAAGAATCGTTTTTATTCGGTTCTGGTTTATAAACTGCTGGATTTTGTGAAATACCACTTATTGCTCTTTTTGAAAGTTCTATACCTTCACTTCTTAATCTTAACGCAGTATCACGAACCCAAAGGGCTATTGCGAAAGACATTACCAAGTCATCATTATATCCTTGTAGTGCTTCCGCTCTATTACCATTATAAATAAATACGAACAACTCATCAATTAATCTTTGTGAGTGAACATTAACTGATTCTTCCCTGAACATTTCCTCTAACTTTGCAACAATTAAAGGTCTTGTCTTTTGTGTAGTGCTAAATCCAGGAACCATATTTCGTTCTTGAGCTCTATATTTATTTGTCATTTGATGTTGAACATCAACATATTGCAAATCTTTACTTGTATAAAACAAGTTTTCATACTCTCTATCAATAACTTGTTGAATTGCTGCCCAACCAATATTGTTGTTTTCCACAACCAACAAAGCATTGTTATATTCGGTAGCTACATTTACTAACATATTACCAAAATCTTGTGTAGAGATTTTACCTCTATATTCAGCTACTTGTTCTAATGTTTCCACATCTATAATATGAAACGCTGAATAATCTGTTCCATCACCTCTACTAACATCGGCACTCACCACATAGTTCTTTGTATAGTTTGGTGGTTGCCATATCCAATAGTTAGAATCTACACCTCTTCTTTCCATTGGTTCTCTTACACTATTTTCTCTAATCTTTTCAAGTATCAAACCATCGATTACTGAACGACCAGAAGTGATAAAGTCACAATCACACTCTTGAGCGGCTAATGAAGGCCCTAATAATTTATCTTGTTCATCTCTCCAACTTTGGTCTCTGTCTGGGTGTAATGACCAATGTAGTTTAATAAAATTAAAATCATTTACACCATTTTCAGCATCCATCCAAGTTTTGTGGAAAAAATTACCAACACCATTAGGTGTAGA